AAAGATACACTCCTCAGATTGATCCAACAGACGGATCTATTATAAATAGAATACCTGTTTACTTTACAAGAGATATGGGTGTTGAAAAGAAAAACGCCAATGGAGAAAGCTATATGGATTATAGTGCTAAGTCTAGGGACTTATTTAAAGTATATGCTGTATGGGCCAATCACGTGTATAACTACGAGGCTATGTCAACTATTGAAGATGACGCAGTCAACTTACTTGAGATTGAAAAAAATAAGCAGAGTCTAGTAACAGACATGTTTAATAACGTTGTCATTGAGGGCGGTAAAGTAAAAGCTGTTAATAACAATGACCGTAATGCAAAGTTACTTGAGGAGTTTATGAACTTCTATCTTTATGATCGTACCAGTGGTGAGGTTATTAAAGACTTTAAGATTAAGGTTCCTTTTACAAACAAAGAGTACTCTTTCTTAAAAACAGTAACAGCGGGTATACGTTATTTCTCTGCTAAAACTCTTGGTTTAAACCTTATATCTGCATCTGCTCAGTTTGTTGGTGGTAGTGGTAATGCTTTGTTTACAGCTCAAAAAGGTGTGTTTTTTACAAAGACTACATGGGCAAAAAGTATGTATATTACTGGAAGCTCTAAGAAAGCTTTAGCTGCTCTAAGATATTTAAATATTTTACAGGAGTCTAAGGCAGATACAATGATAGATGCTTTGTCATTATCTGCTGCCGGTCGAGCTTTAAATACTAATAATCTTTTTGTTATTCAAAGAGTTGCTGATAAAGGAGTTCAGTATCCTGTAGCTATAGCATTAATGCTGGAGCATATGGTAGATCCTGAAACAGGTAAGATAGTAAGTATTCAAAACTACGTGAAGAATAAGTATGACTATAATAATAAGTATTATAATCTTCCTGACTCTGAGCGTGAGGCAATGAAAAAAGCTATAGATAAAGAGGTTGGAGAACTACAAGATAACAAGAGTCTTTTTGCTATTAGTAAGTTAAAAGAAGATGGTTCTTTTGAAATCCCTGGTATAGATCCTTATAGTGAAACCTTTTTGGATTTTAGAGATAAGATACGCGGTATTAACAAAAGAATTATTGGTAACCAGACAAGAGATGATGTAAATAACATAAGAACAACTTTACTTGGTTCATCTTTAATGCAGTTCAGAAACTGGATACCTGAAATGGTTGAAGAGCGTATATCTGGTCTTAAGTACGATGATGAACTTCAGACCTGGGTATACGGCAAGTTTAATATATTTTTTGGAGATCTTTTTTCTAAGAGATTTCCTAAGCTTTTAAAGAGCATAGCTACAGGTTTTGGACACGACGCAGAAGAGCTTGCTAAGATGAGATATGAATCTCTTAGAGCAGAGTTTATTGAAAAAGGTAAGGAGTTTAATATAACTGAAGGAGAATTTATAGACTTGTACATTGGTTCTCTTAAAAGCCAAATGTCTGAGCTTATAGTACTTTTAGCTATTACTGCCGCAGTTACAGCTGTTACTTCAGCAGGTGATGACGATAGACGTCAAAGTGGTTTAAAGAAATATCTATCTCGTGCTCTTAAGAAGTACTACAATGAATTTGCTTTCTATTATAACCCACTAGAGTTTACAAGACTTATAAAGAACCCTGTTCCTGTTATAGGTCTTGTAGAAGATATGTATAGGTTTGTAGGAGCAGTTGCTGGTGAAGGTATAGGTGCTGCTACAGGTGATGAAGAACGTATGGAAAAGAACATGCCTATGAAACAGCTATTAAAATCTGTACCCATTGGTAAAGAGTTTCTTTTAATTAACGCTGCCTTAGATGATGACTTTAGAAAAGAATGGAATATTAGAGTAGACAACTACTTTTACCAATAAGAAAAGAGGAGTATTTAACTCCTCTTTTTTGCAGCTAGTGTAAAAACAATTCTTGCAAAAAGAATACCTAAACTTATTTCGTGGTAGTTATTCATTCTAAGATTGTTTCTGTCTGGTCCTTCAAGAAAGCTCATATACTTGTATTGAACTCCAAGAAGACTGTCTTCTCTTTCTAGGATACCGATGTGTACTGTCATATTGTGTTTATTTATTTACGGTTACTTCAAAAGGATGTTTACCAATATAACAATCTTCTGGCCATCCCATGTGTTTTTTAAATCCGTTGATGAGGCTCTGTATATTAGTAGCTCCAACGGGATTATGGCTGTGAACTGATACAGCATTAATTCTTTTCCCAGAATTTTGGGAAAACTCTACTAGCCATCGGGCACAGTCTAACCCGGTTTTTTCCTTATAGCTTTCATAGTCTGGTTGCTGCCATCCTATCTGAAGCTTCTGTTTGAAGTAGTCATCTATATGCTCTTTAGCCAGGTCATGGTCAAAACTGACCAGGTCTGGGATGCCATTACTAGATATCCACTCTACAAACTGATCATAGTTTCTTACAACATACCAAGGTTCATACCCTGGAATCGTTACTGTCGGTGTCCTCTGATCGTCTAGATACAGTGCTGTTTTTAAGGTGCTCATAGGTTGGATTAAGAGATATATTACCCTTAGTGTGTTTAGGTTCATATGGACAGTGTCTGCAGCCGTTGCCACAGCACTGACCTCTATTTACATGAGCTAGAGCTGTTAGTATAACTCTATCTCCTTCTATATAATAAAGTTCTATGTCCATTATAGTTTTACATCTGATATATCTCCAGCCATAAATTCTACTTCAATCTCTTCACCCTGATGTCTGTCAGACATAAAGTCTATAAGATCTCCAATAAGTCTAAGATCATCGTGGTTAATAAGCTTGAAGTTCATTTCTTTTACAAGCTCACCATTATCAAGAGAATAAGTAATTGCTTGTAGTTCGGCAAAAGGTCTGTTATTATAATAAACAGTTTTGTCTTTTACTAAAAAGTTCTCGGTAACTTTTTTTTCTTTATTTGTAAAAGCCTTGTCTAAAACAGTACAACCAGCTATAGCTAGTACTAGCATTAAATAATACATCTTTTTCATATATCTGAGTTTAATAGTACATTACATTTTTCCATCCAATTACTAGATAATACATCTACTATAACAGGAGTCTTCATCTCAGCTTTATAAGCCTCGTAGCTCTCCTGTTCGTTGTCATCTAGGTGCCAAACAAACTTGGTTCCTTTTAGATACTTAGTTTTCCACTCCATACATGTGAAGCGTACTCTATGTCTTGGAATACCAATACGGTCAACTACTTCCCATAGATCATCCAAGGTAGCGTTGTGTGGATACTTATGTTTATGGTTCTCGTCCCAGCGTGTGGTAACGACCCATACTTCTATGCCAGAGTCTATAAGCTCTTTAGCATAATCTTGAACATCTTTATGTTCCAGGGTGCCGTCAAAATCAAATGATACTTTTTTCATAAGAATAGTGATATAACTCCTTTCCAGAATAGAAAGGCTGTGAGAATAATAACTGACCATACTATGATGAAGGTCCAGTTTAGTTTCCAGATACGATTAAATAGATCTTTCATATTACTCTGTATTAAATGATAACCAGTCTTCAAACTTTGCAGCTTCTTTAGGATGCTCTGTTTTATACCAGTCAAGAGTAATCTCATAGCGAGTAACTATTGTACTTGATATAAACAGCTCGTTATTTACTGAGTCAAGCACTCTTTGTTTTTCCTGAAGATCTTTCTTCAGTTGTGGTATTACTTTAACCTGTTCTTTTAAATCAAACAGGGTATAAAATAGCATACCTATTGTGGCTATACTTAGTATAGGTCCGATATACTTTTTCATAGGAAGTTGTTTTTACATTTATTCATCAGAGGTTCGTCCTCTGGAAGTTTTCTAGAAAGTCTGCATGCTACTTCCTTTCCATACAAAGGAGAGTAGACTCTTGTTTTTCTTGTACATCTTTGTTGGACAGCTGAAGATATAATCCCAAGCATTTGTCCAGCTTTGTTGTAGTTAGGATAAACACCTATAAGTTTCTTGATTTCAGGATCATATACTTTAACGCAGGTGTTATCATGAAGAGTATTCAAACCGTCTTTTAAGTGAATCATAGAGTAAGTAATGTAGATGTTCTGAACGTAAATATAGATAACTTTCTGACATTTACAAAACTAATCAAAACTTACATCTCTACTACTCATGAGTTCTCGTAGAGTATCTCTGATTTCTTCATAAGCATCATACTTATCCTGAGGAAGATCATCAGGGGCATACTTTGTTTTTGCTCTTAGATTTTGATCAAGCTCCCAGCATACTGAATACCAGCTAATAGCATTGGTAGCTAGCTTAAAATCTTCTTGGTCATCTGGTAAGTTGAACTCCAGTATTGCTTTCATTGTTAGGGATTTTACTGTGATTAAATGGGTAAGACTGCTCTATTGCTTTTTTGTAGTACTCCATCTCTAGACTATCTCTTAGATATCTGATGCGGGCCGGAGTTGGAGGCTCCGGCTTTCCGTCATCAAAATAAATAGCTAATGCTAGAATAGTTAAGAGTCCTGTAAGACATGATATGGCAATCATCATTTCTTTACTGATTCTCATAGTATAGCTTTCTAACTTTTACACCTAATTCCATATCATTAGGTGTATTAATAATCATGTTTTCTGGTACCGCAACATAGCTACGGTTAGTTCCTTCTCTGAAACATTTGGGGCATAGTTGACCAATTCCTTCTATGTAGCCTACCCGCATATCAACATGGGTAGACTCATCGTAAGCCGTCTCCACACCGCATAGGATACATGTGTCTTTCATAGTTATAGATTTATTAGTTCATTAGATTTCTTCCATCTTTCTTGAAGATCTTCCCAATAACCAGTTTCATCATTGAACCGGTTACAAACTGTAACCAACTCAGGAAAACCAAGAGCTATTTTAGCTCGGTTCTTTCTATCTAGTTTCCATATGGCATCTATAAGAGCAGTCATACCGCTACCTGCCATACCGTTTTTGTAATGCATAAACAGCATTTCTGTTTCTGTTAACTGAGGTCTTTTTTCTGTACTCATAATGTAAGTATATTTCCATGTGATGTAAGTCCAAGGTCAAACCTGCCATCGTACACACAAGCTGCATTAGAAAATACAGTTTTAGTACGGGAATAGTGAGCCACGCCTTGGTTAGTGTCTACGCCATCCATATTATGTATGTGACCGAAACAAACTAGTTTTAATGTGTCCTTTAGAGCCCAACATCTTTTCATAAGAGATAGGTCTCCACACATTTCTAGGTTACCGTCTCGGTCAAAGCTCAGGTCCCTGACTCCTTTGGGTGGGCCGTGGACTATTAAGACATCAGTATCATTTGGGATCTGTTGCCATACTGCATGAGTCTTAGCTCTTGCTTTCATAAAAGCCCAGTCACAGAAGCTTGGTGTAATTGGGCTACCCCAGAACTTAACCCCATCTATTGTAGTGCCAGCGTTTTCTAAATAAATTATACCGGCCTCAGCAAAATGACCGGGAGTAACCAGTCTACGCTCTATAGAGGTATCATGATTACCAGCTACATAGATCTTGTGCTTTACAGGTACGTTCTTGTACCACTCTATAAAGTCTAGTACTTCGTTACTGTTACGATACGGGTCTCTGTAGTTACTACAGTCACCACTGTGTACTACTACATCTATGTCCTGGAATCTTTCATCAGGAAATGTACCATGAAATCCATGAGTATCAGATATGTGTAGGATTTTCATAGGTTAAAATATATACCGGATACCAGCCGGATTAAAAAATTCTGAGTATAAGCGGGTAAAGTCTTGTACCATTTGACGCTTTAGCTGAAACTGGTACCTGATATTATCAGGAGCGTAGTGGCTGTCTTTCTTTTCTTGGATATCTGGACGCCATAACAGATCCTGTACAGGTTTACTGTTACGCTCATGCTGATGTATATTATGTGTTAAGAATATACATTCACACTTTACATCATCACCTGCAGCAAACTGAAGCTCAGTAAATAATTTTCTATACTCATCTAACCAACCGTCTGTGTAGATTATTGGAGAGAAGTTAACATGTACTTCCATATGTTCTTGTAGCATAGGAATACATGCTAGACGATCAGATATAGAATCAGTCCCTGGCTCCAGTACATCTGAGTATTTCTGAGGCATCAGACTAACCCGGATACGGTGCTTTTCAGGATCAAGAGTATAATTACTAGGCTTGAACAAAGTAGGATACTTTGTGGCAAACGTACTCTTTGGCATTTCATAGTAGTTGAAATAATCAAATACGGTCTGCCAGTTATAGTGTTTGCCCATCAGTGCTACATCTGTACTGCATCCAATATCTATAACATAATATTTTGGATCACACTGGTTAGGTATTTTTGGCCAAGGTTGTTTGTGGACCCATTGTGCAATAGATTGTAGAATGACGTCTGTGTTTTCATTAATATACACCTTGTCATGATTATATCTTCCTACATAACAGTAGGAGTTCATACAACCACCTAGACACCCGTATATGAAGTTTGGAGCTACGGCATCTGAGCTACGTCCATTATCACGGGTGATGAGTGTTTTGGTTTGTTGTTTAATTATTCTCATATAAGTTTTTCTTTTCTTAACATACCACCGACACTAAATAGCAAGGAAGTCATATCAGAACCATTCATAATTTTATGATCAAAGTCCCAGTTATCTAATCCTACTTCTGAAGGATGATCGTTAATAGCTTTTACTCCTGGTCTGTCTACTCGGATTACTATACCACCGGCATCTTTGATAGCCTTGGCTTCATTAGGAAACCTAGTGTCTGTTATGATCCAGTTAGGTTCAGAGTATGCAGCTTCACCTAAAGACGTATAGCCTACTACAGTAGGTTTATAATCAGACATAAGAGCGTTTACCCAAGTGTTTTCATGTAGACCAGTGCGTAGCCCATCTGTGCCTAGTTTCTGTAAGAAGTCTCTTACAGTCATATTCCACTCAGGACCTAGGTTAGTTTTCTTGAACTCCTGGTCTTCAAACTTCTCTACAGAAATACCTGTAAGAAGAGAAGCTATAGTCTTGAGCTTACCGGCCCACTTCTTTATTTCCCAGCCAGATTGTTCTTCTAACCACCATTGGTGCTGGTCATAGTTTTCGAGCAGCTCATCTATACCGTATCCCTCAGGTATATTAGTACAGCAGGCTATTTGTATAAGCTTACCTATAGTATCTTTACCTGTACCGGCATAGCCATTGATACCTATTATCATACTAATCTTCTTTAATTAAATGATTGTATTCTTCCCAAACTTCTTCAGGTAAATAATGAAGAAGGTTTTCTTTTGGACAAAAACTAAGTAGCTCTTCTATAGCTTCTACATATCCTTCATTAATATCTTCTTTTATTTGGTCAACAACCGCTTCTACTAAATCATTCAGTGTTTTATCTTTGTTTTTCATTTTACACTTTTTGAATAGTGGGGTGGAGCTAAAACACTCCACCCCGGCTATTATGGGTTAGTTAATTAAATAACACTCCAAAATCAGAATTTACTTCTTCTGTGTATTCTTCTGCTACTTCTGCAGTAACTGGAAGAGCCTGCTCATAACCATCAGGATCTACTTCATCCTCTATTGGTGCATATATATTCTGCAGTTGACCAAACTCGTTCACAAAGAATGTGTGTACTTTTTGATGATCACTGAGATAGTTTAGCGGATGAGAATCTTTAAGAGCTAATGTGATATGATTGTACAGGTCCCAAGCTGAGTTAGGATTATTTGAATAATTATGAGTAGGTTTATCTATCTCACGTTGTACCATACCGACCTGAGTAAGCGTCAGGATTTCTTGCTCGATAAGAAGACGACCTACTGTAGCACCTTGTTGTGACTTGGTTAAGAGTACTTGTTTAAGCATCTCTTTGTCTGCTACAAGATTGTTATAATATTCCTTGGCTTTGCTTATCTGAAACTGTATAGAATTTGTTACATCTATCAAAGCTGAGCCAGTATGCTTTCTTTTATAGTTCGCCAAATCTCCTGATACTACCCCGTTCATACAGACAAAGACTTGTGCACCAATAGCACACTTAAATCTCATCATCTTGTTATAGGAGTTAGACCAGGCAAACATGAGCCCCATGTCTGCATCGTTGCCATAATTAATGTGATAAATACCCTGAGCTATTTGACCATCTAGAGATGTCTTATACATCTCTTTGTCGATACTAAAACCGGCAGCGGCCAGTTCTCTACGGGTTTCGTCTATAATAAACCCGTGTGGAATTACTGTGTAACGTTTACCATGACTAGGTAAAGCAGCGTTACGAAGGTGTTGTTCTGTTACGAAGGAGGTTTTCGCGGGCATAACTAAATGTTTAAAAAAGTGATAATTGTGTGAATGATCTTGGTTTCTCTTTTTCTATTTGTGTGATCTGCTTATAGATCTCTTCCAGATAGTACTGGGTATTTATATCATAAGAACTGAAAGGTATACTAGGGTCAATCCAGTTGACTACAGTTTGTAGCCACTGCCCTGCTTCTACCTGTATTTCTCTGCCGTCTTTGTTGCATTTTACTAGCTTACCACCATCATTAGATACGTAATAACGTACGATCTTTTGAAGCTTGGTTACTTTTAGTTCACCTTGCACAACACGTCTATCTTCATAGTGCCATCCTGACTTTGCTTTTACACCAGCACAGTAATCAAATATTTCTTGATTCTGAGCTAGGAAATCTTCAGGCATGGTACCGTGTACGAAGTAGGCGTATATAGCTTTTGGTATGATCAAAAAGCTTTTGTTCTTGTGGAAGACTGATACTTTTTTATTGTATAGATCTTCCCACTCAAACGCACCTTTACATTTGACTTTATCTTTTGTGGTAACAGCTATATAGTTGTTAACATCTCGGATAATCATCTTTTTGTACTGATCATGTTCCAAACTAAGCTTAGTAATTTGCTCCCATGTAGAGCAGATATCCATGTATTTTCCTACAGCAGCTGTAGGTATCATAGTCTCCAGACCATCTGTATTTTGCATCAGAGGTATTGCGTCTGGGATTTCCTCACAGATCATTTCATAGAGCATGCTTAGACTAAGCTGCCCGTTGATAGTAATCTGCATAGTCATACGTGGATCATACAGGAAGGAATTCTCATCTCCTGTGAGTCCATAGGTAGAGTTTAGAATAAGCTTGTAGACATAATTCTTTGGATCTGTTTTAGGAATCTTTTTCCTTTCTTCAAAGAACCATTCATAAAGATCACCAAACTCTTTCTTTGGTAAGTGTTCGGGATGAAACCCATTTTTGATAGCAAGATTAGGATAGAAGCTAGTAACATCTGAGGTCATAATTGTCCACCCAGGTTGAGCTTCATAGACACCTGAGTCTGCTGCACCATGGATACCACCTAGACCATAGTCTGTAGTGACACCTTTGTACTTGACGCTGTGCTTAAATCCATCCTTGGTAGAAGTAATAACTTTCTTTCTAAAGTATTCCAGTACACTATTAAATGTTTCAGTCTTAAACTTGATATACGGTAGTATACAATCTGCTAGAACAATATAAGGTCTAGGTGTTCTGAGACGTTTAATCTCAGCTTTGTCCCATCCAATTCTTTCTTGTAAGAAGTGTAAGAATAACTCCTTAGATATTCTAGGCTCAGATGCACTGTATAGATTAATACCATACTCTTTAGTCAGAGTCTGACGAAGTACTATCTGTTCTTTGCTGTGCTCAAGAATCTTCTTTGTAGACTGTACGTCATTAACACAGTACTTAATTAGATCATTAAGCTGATCACTGGTTGTTATTGGTGCATAATGCGGATGAGGCATCTCTTCTACATTATCCCAGTCCATAGAATATTGTACCCATTTAAGTGAACTCCTCTTGGCTTTATTATCCCAGTGGTTCATCTTAAAAAGATCAATCTGACTTATGGTAAGTTTGTAAGGGGCGTACTCAGGAAACTGTTCCTTTTCTGTACGGTGTATAGTCTTCTGTGCGTATTCGTAGATTGCTTTTACCAGTTCGTCAGTAGACATGTTAGCTAACTTTACTCTGTTATCTATCATCCACTGAGTTATCTGAGCATCAAATGCAAGACCGTTATAAGATATGTGCCACTCTTTATTGTCTTTACATCTCTTGAAGAATGTCATTAGTTTTTTAAAGTCATTCCTATCTTCATGTATTACAAACAGGTGTTTTACACTATCATCTTTATAGTGCTGGAAGACTGCTACAAAACAATTACATAGTGTTTCATAGTCCATCACCCAGTGTGTCATTGGTTGTTCACTCATGATACGGATGTTCAGTTAAGCTGTTCCCCCTTTTGTTGTTGCCAAAAAAAGGCAGAAGATCTGCCTTTAGTTTTGGTTGCTCACAGGTCTGTCGTTAGACAGTAATAAGGCTAGATGGTTCTTGTTTAGTTTCAGCTTGCATGTACTGCTGATAATCAAACTTGTCAGCATTAATAGCAAGTGCATTTACTATATCAATAACTTCTTCTGGGTTTTCAATGTAGTACTCGTAATATGTTTCTAAAGCCTTACGCTCTTCAGCATAATCTTTTCCATTACTACGCTTGCCAATCTTCAGCGTTTGTACATCTCCAAGATCAGTTAACTTAGGTAACATATGAAAGCTTTGCTTCTTTTCTTTACCAATAAGAGCAAGTACTTTGCTATCACGATCAAAGATGGCCTCGTTATAAGGGCACTCTGGTGTTACAGGTATAAGCTTAAATGTCTTAGCGTTACCCCAGCTGCCGGTAACAAGCATCATAGATTTATTCATATTTCTACAGATTAGGTCTACAAATTTAGAGAGTTTTTTGTTAACATCTCCAAATCTGCTACAGGAATTTTTAATATTTCTTTTTCTAAATCACAGGGGTCACATAGTTCTCCAACTTTCTTAAGCATAGCTGGCTCTACGTCAAGTAGTTTTCCATATACTTCAAAGTACTTATCTGGATACAGGTATGTTTCTATGTACTTGTACTCAGATGAGTTCTCCCCGTAATAATTCTTAATTGCTCTTTTTAATACGTTAGATAATTTGGAATACTTTCCTAGTAAGAAACTAAACCAATCCTCTGTATATGTCTGATAATCAAACACATACAGGTTGTATTCATGTATGGTAAGGACTTGATGGAATAGAGGGTTACTAAGAAGCATCTGTTCTTCAAAGGATTTGAAGCCAGCAGATGTATCTTCTTTAAAAGCACAAACTAATTTAGTGTCCTCTGGCTCTATCAGCCCTTCTATGGCTACATAGGTACCGGATGGAGAGAAGTGTGCCGTCCTCTTTATACCCAGGGCAGGGTATAAAAAGGAACGGGACTTCTGGAAATACTTCGTGTATAAACTCTCTATCATCCTTATAAGAATTTATAGAGTTACAAGACCGTTTGCAAACTCATACGGTAACTCATAGCTCTTGTTTACATAATGCCACTCAGCTTTTGCTATAGCATCTTGGAACCGATCTAACCAACTGTTTAGTGTTTTCTCTGATACAGGGAAAGCATAACTCTGGAATGTTCGGTCGATAACAACAAAGTGAAACTTAATTTGATAACCATTATTAACAAGATCAGAATACAACTGACTTACCATAATAGTGTAGATGATAGCTTGCAGCCAGTAAGAATAGTACTCAATACTTTCAGGAAAGTCTTTAAGATCTTTTGAGCTACTCTTAATATCGTTAATAAAGATTGTCTTACGATCGTGATCTACTACTATATTGTCAATGATACCCTTTAAACCATAGATTTTATTTGGTAGATCTATATTAACAGGCATTTCGTTTACAACCTCACGGTTATCAAACTCATTAATGTCGCAGCCAATAAGGTTACACACTTGTTTGTTAGTCTTGATTATTTCTACAGCGTCAGTACAAAACTTAACTGTATCTGGATCAACCAAGGTTTTATCTCCTTTGGTCTTCAGAAACTCCCAGTAGCTCACTGCTTCTGGTGTAACAATCTTATCTAGTCTTTGCTGATCTGTTTTTAGATTCTGGAAGTAATTCATGTCTCTCATAACATCCAGAATAGCTCCATCAAACTCAGCAAGTTCTGTACGGGTATCACCATTTTGTGCAAGCTCAGCATGATGTCTATACACACGGTCTACGACCTGGCGTAAATTATCTGCTGGTAGTTTACCTGGAGTTACCATAAACTGTTTCTCAAACTTCTCCGGTTCTAATAGAAGAAGATGTATTAGCTTACCTTGTACTAGATGAGAGTCAAGTTTTTCTTCTTTTAATCCCAGTACATACATCTGATAAAAGATCTGTGGATTCCAGATCAGTTTATTCAGGCTACTATATGAGTAGTAAAACTTCTTATTAAAGAAATCTTTTTCCAGGATCTCTACAGATTCCTGCATAATGCTTTCTAGTTCCATCCTTCTTCGGGTTTTTGTTTTAACAATGTCATAGCTGCGTCGCATAGTTGCATACCGCTAATCTGATTACCTGCTTGTATACCGTGACTACAAGAAAACTCTGGATACTTTTCAGCAAAGAGTCTTGCTACTCCTCTCCAGCTATGTGTATTTACATCATCAGGTCCTTCACCGACACGCCATTCACGTATGTCAGATATCATATCCTGGGAAAGATCTTCATCTAATCCTTTCATTATTTTATCCTGGGCTTCTTGCATGTCCTTACAGAGTTGTTTGTACTCTTCGGACTGAAACCATTCTTTAAAACTGGACATCTGGTTCGGCATTTAAAGGTTTCCAGTTGTAATTATCTCCTGCACAAGTTTGACACAGTACTGTAATCCAACCTCCTGTGCGTCCAATATTTTCTTCGGACCCACATTCTTGACAAGTATAGTCACACATATACTCTGCCATGCTGATCATACCTTCTACTACTTCATCAGTATTGTCTGCATAGAATCTAAGACCGCCAAACTTTTCTTTCATCTGTATACAGGTAACTTGTTTAGGCTTTACTTGTTTACCGTCTATGTAGCGGCTGACATTATCAATGTAGCTCTGTATAGAACCACACAGTTTATCTATAATAGAAAGCCAACCGTCCGGTACCCCATACCAGTTGACCATTCCAGGGTTTCCTTCATACTGCTGAAATATCTTTGGATACTTAGCTATTAATTCTTCTGTTGTGATGGCCATACTCCTAGTTCTATAAGTTTTAAACGAATTCTTCTTTCAGTCATAGGGTCTATAGTAAATGCATTTTCATATTCTAAGAAAGCAATTACTTCCTGAAAGGTTTTTTTGAGCTGGTCAAGCTCTTTACTCTGATAATTTATTGCAGATATCAACTGAGTTGTTTCTGTAGTTTCCATTAGAGCATGTTTATAAGGTTAATTACATCAGCTTGTGTCTTAGGTCTCTGCACACTGATAGCTCCTTGTTCTTCATCAAAAAGAATTTGGACATCATAATTCTTACTTAACTCTCTAAGTTTCTTTTCTGCAGCTATTTGACTTGAAAAAGCTGCTACTTCTTTTTCTTTAGTGTCTTTGTTTTCCCACTTGATTAGATAGATAGTCATGGATAACAGTTTTTCATATCCCGGGGATAGTAACGGCCCAGGATGTTTCCGTTGTAAGTGTCTTGTCTTAATACATCTAGCTTCATCTGCCAGGATACCTCTGCATATGAGAGATACTTCTTGGTACAGCATAGTTCTAGAATGATTCTTTCAAACCTTTGCTTACCATATTTTTGTACATCAGCTAAGAGTTCTTTAGATGAACCGTAATAGTCCAACCAGTCAGACTCTTTAACTGTACGCTCGTATGTCTTACGAGTCTTTGTTGCCTTCTTTACTTTTTGGGAGATCTTTTTCTTGCGTGTGTTACGCAGTACTTTCTTACCTATGTAAGGTTTCAGTGTGACCGTATCCTGAATAATGTATACAAATCCGTAGATGGTCTCATGATCTGGCAGGTCTTCTATGTTGTTTATAAACTGACCTTTGTATTTCCAAGCATTGAACATAGGATAAGGATTGAGCTCTACAAATATAATGTAGAACTAAATTAGTTTTCTAATAATTTATTCAGAATAGGAACTATTCTTGCACGTACTTCTTTAGCGGTGTAGTCCCGTATAGAGTCAGAAGGATCTTTACTCATAGGTAAAACGGCCACTTGAAGTTCTGGATACAACTCTTTATACTTTTCCATAGCTCTAATACCAGCTTCATCATAATCAAACATGACAATTACTTTCTTGTAAGTCTTAAAGTATTCTGTCATTAGTTCTTTACGGATAAGACTGTTCTCAGAATCTGGAGCTATGATATCAATAGTAAGCTTCAGACTCTTAAGAGCCATGATGTCTTTAAGTGAGCTGGTAATAAGTAGATAAGGATGCTGTTTGAGCTGTTCAGAACCTTGGACATAGTCGCTTACTTTAATAAACTTCTTGTCCAGTGTTTTTGGTTGATAGATCTTATAGAGGGTACCATCTTTCTTGTAATATCCATAGAGATAGTTACCACGTATTCTGAGTTCCTTATCATCTTTTTCCATACAGTAATACTCTAGAGGAACTACATTGTGTTCAGTTAATAACTTAGTCCCGATATTAAAC